CACGATGCATTGAACATCGCTTTCGTTATATTCCGTAATAAGTTTCATTTATCTTAAACCTGTGATAATTATGTTACACTTATTTATAACAAATTAATCTTCTACTTCTGTTTCCTCTTGATCAGTATCTGAAGTATATTCTTCCGCACCATCTTCTAGGTCGTCTTCATATTCTTCGTCTTCCATTTCAGGAAATTCCATTTCTAACTGATCGTCTTCAGGTGGCTCTGCGCCGTTATAAACTTGTTGAGCTAATGCCACTTTTTCAGCATCTAATGCATCATTAAGTTTATCACCCAATAGATCATTGAATGTTGATTGTGCTCCTGCAAAATTCTTTTGTAGAATATCATCTACAAAAGTTTGCATAGGATTAACCTCAACTTCAGGTTCCATTACTTCGGCTTCATCGTTCATTATCATCTCCTTGATTCTCTGGTTCTTCGCCATTATCAACTTCGCCAGACTTTATTTCACCGTCAATTTCTTTCTTTATTCTTTCTATATCGTCATCATCTAACATAAGAATATTTTTCATAGCCCATTCTTTTGAATAGTATTCGCCAATATAATTTTGTGCTAAATCCATGGTCTGTAATCTTTCACGGATTAGTTCAGCATCTCTGAGTTCAGCAAAATGATTGTCATGTGCATATTCAACAACTAAATCATTTTCCCATTCTTTCCAGTCTTCATCAGCAATTACACCTTTTAGTATAAGCTGTTTACGAAGAATCTCTAAGAAGAGAGCCGAGAATCTACGACGTAGACGCTCAACAAACTTCTGAAATTTTAATTCATCTCTATTGATTTCTGTAGATCGACCAAGTATATTAGCACTTTGATCTTGCTCAAGACGTGAGATAGGTACATTAAGAGATTTATATAAACGTTTCTGAAAATATATGATATCATCTATTTGACCTAGGTTCTCACCACCTGGCAACGTACTAATCTCTGTACCTCTACCACCTTCTTTTCGTGGTAGCCAGAAATCTTCAAGCATTGACATATGTTTACGATCATCTTTTAGTTTACCTGTTGTCTGATCATAAACAAGCTTGTTGCGATACTGAGTCATGATCTTCTTCATGTATTCTTCAGCTTTACCAGTTGGCATATTACCTACATCAATATAAAAGATACGACGTTCAGGTGCACGTGCAAGACGATAGATGACCAACGAGTCTTCCATCATTCTTAATTGGTTTAATGGCTTCAGTGATTTTTGAAGATATGATATAACTCTTTTGCGATCTTGATCTAATAGACCAGATGTAACATAACTAACGGCGTCTGTTGTAAGTTTAACACCTTGTTTAGTTTGACCTGGTTTCTCTTGATAAATAAAGTGCTCATCAACCTTTTCAATTAATTCGGCACCGGTAACCGGGTCTTTTTTCTTCTTAATTTCTTTTACTTTACGAATCTTCGTAGCATCGATAGGACGGATATCTTGGATACCCATTTTCATATTTGCTTCGTTAACTACGAGATGATGATAAATTCGACCGTCTACATACCAACGACGGAAAATGTCATGCCCTAGTTCATTAAACTTAAGCATTACACATATGTTATTAAATTCTTCTGTAATATTCTTTTTAATCTTATCAGATATTTCAACGTTATCCATATTAATAGTAACTGTTGAACCATCATTTGCAATTGAGATTGATTCATTTACAATATCTTCAATTGCTGCATCAACTTCAGGATGCATAGCAACACCCCGGTATTGCTTAATCTTTAATATATTATCTTTAAATTCGTCACCGTCAATATTAACGTATTGACCGAAGTGAGATCCGGATGCAGTTACGTAACCTGCGCCATCCTCATCGATGGGCGGTACAATAGAATCCATCTGATTCTTTTTAGAAGGCTTGTCTTGCTTTCTACGTATTTCAAATCCAAATAATGTAAATCCGTTATTCTCTGCCATATTCTTACCTACAAAAAATAGTTTAGCAAAGGGCCTTTCGGCCCTTCACATATTATTTATAACTTCTTACGAAGTGGTATTTGACTCCCAATACTGGATTGTGAAGGTAGTAATAAACTCTTCAATCGCTCCAGTGTTGTCATAGTTAAGCTCAATTTCTCCAACTTCTGTAGGAAATGCTCCTCTGAAATCATATCGCTTAACTGATGTGCCGTCTCTATCTAATTGTTCTACAATTAAGTCAGCCTGGTAATCAGTTGGATTTACAAGACCAACATTGGTTGTATGTCCATTAATACCATTCATCCATCTTTCCATTGCATCACGTACATTAAAGTCAGTATCGTTAATTACTGTTACTGTCCATGGTGCAAACGTACGTTCGCCAGCTATTTGTAACTGACGACCTCGGAAAGCGATTGGCACAGGTTCAATAGTTGATGCCGGTAATTGAGCACCCTTACACATGAAGGATGTCATTTCAACGTCACCAGCTGCATAGCCTGGAAAGTTAATTGTTGCTTTAAACAGATTAGAGCGAGCGCCACCACCACGTAGTTTTGCTTTAAAATCATCTACTCCTAGAATAGCCATTTTTTATCTCCTTACCGCTACTATATGCCAACAACTTCTTCGAAGTCAGCACCCGTTCTAGTCGCCACAAAATTCAATGTGATGAAGTTGATTGAGCGTGCTGGCTTGATGAAGAGTGTCGCCACAAATTCATTTCTGTCAATTACTGAAGCGGTATTGTTTGTCTCATCACAGACCACTTTAAAGTCTGTAATGCCACGTCGACCTTTTACTTCACGAAGTAGAGGTTCTACGTTATTTACAAATTCAGCTCGAGTAAACTCGTCATTAAGTTCAAAGAGAGAAGCTTTAGCGAATTCACCGATTGCTTTTTCTAATGATGTAAACAATCTACGAACATTAATACGATCAAATGCTGATGGTCTGTTCATGTGTGTTTTATCACCATAGAGCATTACTCCTTGACCAGGAATATTTGCAATAGGATTAACTCCGCCTTTATAGAGTGTATCTCTTTGAGCTTTAGTTGGTGAGTAAGCCAATGAGGTAATACCTAGATAATTACCGCGTCTTGTACCAGCAGGTGATACCCATGGAGCAGCATTGTTATCTGTTGCGGCCATGATTCCGGCTGTTGAAGATGCGGCAGGTACCATGATATACTTGTCATTGTACTTATCATACACCTTTAGAAAGTTGTTATCAACTACTAGGTATGATCCGTATGTCATATCTTTAGCAGTTAACATAGTATTTGTAACCATAGTAGCAGGACTTGCTACTCCTACAACGTCACTCCTTGCGGGTGATGCTACTGCTATACAATCTTTACGAGCAACCGCGGTTGCCGTAATATCGTTAGTAACTGTTACTTGATCTACTCTAGCACTCATCGCATTAGCAAATAGAATATCTACGGGAACCGTATCTTCGTCTTCTAATGCGTCAAAAGCTGTTGCAACTGATCCGGTTGTGTTAGCGTTTTGATTGACGCCACCTGTTAAATCTATAGTAAGAATCGCTGCTGGAGTTGTCAAGTAGTTTGTACCACTTGCAAGCGCTGATCCAGCGTCTGCATCGAATCTCGATCCAGCTGTACCAAATCCAGCCATCCATACGTAAGCGGATCCTGTATTAACTACATTCTTGATATAATTAGTAGATCCATCTGGTGTTTTTGCGTCTGTTGCTAACGATACATGTGGGAAAGTTTCTAAAACTGCACCCTTTGAACCGAAGTTTCCGTTAACGTCTACGACTGCAACGTGTACTTCGTCATTGGTTGCACCCTCAGCCGTAGCTGAAGTTGATGTTCCGGGGAATGTATCGAATTCTGATTTATATGCCCAACCATCAAAGGTTGTCTCGTCTGCTGGACATACTGAAATTGTTAAACCAGTACCCAAAGCGCCAGGATACTTTGCTATGAAAGTATGATTTGCGCCAGCGAGTGTTGATTCTTGTGCGTCCCATTCCATTGAATTTCCAATAGCTGGGGCTGTTGCAGAGTCTGCGTCATAAGCATTCTTTGCATTTGCGTCTGTTGTCCGTACAACTTTCAAGTTATCGGCATATCGTAGATAATATGCTGCGCTATGAAATTCTACGGAGTTTGCTTCGTCAGGTGCGGCAAAAGTACTTACTAGTTCTGTTTCTGTTGCAACAGTCATAGGTACTCCCACTGGTCCCCAACGAAAATCACCTACCGTACCACCGATTGTAGTGCTAGCTGTACGAATACTTGTACTAGCATCAATCTCTTTGATTACTACGGCAGGACTTGATGAAGGTACTCCAAGTGCCATGTGTTTTTTCCTTTTTAAATAATAAGATCTGTCATAATACGGCGGGTTTTCACTATGTTCTTATTTATAACTTATTAAAAGTCTAGATCTGGACGCTCTTCTATCTGCCATTGTCGTCTATCTTCATCTATTACAGGTATATGTGGCAAGCCATCGTCTACATAACCAAATGGTAATACGTCAGCTTCTATCTCTTTCATCCTTTGTTCAAACAACATTTCTTTTAAATTAATATCTGTTAATTCACCAAAGTAATTTGTACCAGCAAAATAACCAAATAACACTAGATTCATAACTAAATCATCATGATTACCTTGTGATGCTTCGTATGATTGACCTTTTGCCTCAAATGTAGATATTTCTAAAATAGTTTGTTGATCCACAACCTCTAGTTTATTATTCTCTAGTAAATCTTTAAATGATGAGCAACCAATACGTTTGACCTTTCGTGTCATCTCAATGCCTAATCCACTTGATTTAACCGCTGATTCAACATGGAAGTTCTCATATTCTAAATCATGATACAAACCATTACACACAACTTGACCTGCATCATTTGCCTCAACAACTACATAAGCATTGTTGTAGGCTTTCGCAAATTTATAAATAAAATCAGGGAAGAGAATAGGCGAGATAAGGTTATTGCGATATACAGCAACCTGTTTAAAAGGCCTCGTGCTAATGTCGACTACATTAAAAGTACTATAGTCCTGGCCTCTTCCCTTCGCCACATCTACCGTTACAACATATTCATGTTTAGGTATAGCTTCCTCATAAATTAATGCATCACCTTTTACTTGTATAGGATTCTTTGCTCGTAATCCCATAAGGGTTTCAGCATTAATTAATGTATCACCTGTACCAAAGAACGTATTGCCAAACTCCTGATCAAATTGCAATCGAGAAGTATTGGCAATGGTTTGTTCTTTCCATAACTCATCCCGGCCGGGTACGTCCCACCAGTCTACTCTAAATGGTTTAAATTCATTTGTTTTTTGTTGTGCTCCCTCCCAAATTTTGTGGAACACGTTTCCTATACCATTAGCAGTAGATGTGATTATAACCTTTGTATCTTTACCAGATGAAATCACAGGATAAGTTGATGCAAAGAATTGTGCATCATTCTCAACGAATGCAAACTCGTCTAAGAATAATAAGTTAATAGAAAGACCACGAATCGATGAGCCAGATGTGGCTGCCGCAATGATCTTACTATTATTTGAAAATTCTAATGAACCTTTGTTTAAAGCTTTTGTACCAGGCTGTAAAAAGAATGGTAAGTTTTCTAGCATGAGTGTTATACGAGATAGCATCTCACGTGCCGTTGCACCTTTGTTAGCTAGTACAGCCACTGTTTTTTCTGAGTGAAATAAAACAAACCATAGAATATATGCAACAGAAGATATAGATTTACCGGACTGACGACAAGCCAGTACGATATTAAATCTATTCTCATTAAATGATTCGAACATTTTCTCTTGATATGGATATAGATCGAAGTCAACTAAGCCTTCGTCAAGAGAAATAACTTTACAGTATTTCTTTGCAAAGTGTATAGGATCTTTCATACACTTCTGATATTCTATAATTTCTTCTTGGGTCCATGATGTGACAATACCGTCACGTTTTACATTTGGATTCCCTAAATATCCATCATTCATCTTTTAATCTGGGCGTCAAATCTATCACGTTATTAGCTGGCTTTGCAGTCTTTTCTACATCTTGTAACATTCTTTGTAAATCAGTTGTAGAACCGATAAACAAATTATTATTAGTTGTGCCTTCAGCCTTCATAGGAATATCACTTTTATTGATATCTTTATTCTTTTTATTGAGATCCATCAACTTGTCATTTACATCACCGACATTCTTAATCATGCCTGATAATACTTCAATAGCACGTGGATGCTCGGACTGTTGAGCAATCTCAATAGCCAAGTCAAGAGCATCTTTGCCCTTCTCGATTAACTCATAATATGTTTGTCGAGAATATTCGTAGTCGTTAGCAATCTTATCACTATCCATAACTCACCTATAAATCGCTGTCACCATAGTAAGTAGTATTATAACCAGGGAATAAAGGATCATCTGGTGTTCTACTAAAAAACTTCGGTGTATAATGTACACTAAATGAAAATCCTGCTGAATCTGTTTCATCTAAATCATAATTAACAATAGATCTTTGTATAACGTTTTTACCTTTATCGATTGGTCCATAGAAAGCTGTTTTCATTTCAAAGTCTAAAACATATTGTAATACACTTCTATCTTGCAATGCACCTTCAAAATCAGAAAGATAAGAAACACCTTGTAAAGTGATTGGTATATCTTCTAATAAATCTTGATATTCGGTAAACGGCTTCATGGTTAATGTGTATTGTGGACTAAAGAATGGTAAAATCTGCTCTACTACCTGTAAAGCATCATCTTGTGCTTTTGCATATATGGTAAGAGAGAAAGTTATATTATATGGTACAGATCTTGTAACAATATCTTTTTTAGAACCATGATCATCAATAGTATTATTATGAAAGGTTTTATTTAACTTTTGTAACTGCCTCGTATCATCATAAATGTATGAAGTAATCTCGAAAGACATACGAGGTAGTTTAAGTGCAACAGCCTCATCTCTTTGTATATCTTGTAAACCTTGTATACGTTCGATATACTTATCACGAGGAGCATATGCTAGTGGTACTCGTACTGTACTAATAACACTACCAGCTGAATCCTTTCGAATTACATATAAGTTAGTAAATAACGAACCAAAGGCGGCTACGCATTTTCTAACCTTCTGATGATAAAAGTGTGGACCGAACATTTCTTATCCTATTTGTTTATGATACTCATAATCTCTGGACTAATAATATTATCTTTGCCAAAAATTCTTTGAGTAGTTTTATCCGTTTCTTTATAATATTTGTCAGCCATTTCGTCTAAAAAATCTTCAAGGTGATTTGAATGTGGTATCTGTTTACTATTGATCATATCGCTTACAACCTTAATATATCCTTGTACTTCTGTAAGTCCTACTTGAGGATGTACGCCGTACTGTTGCATATATTCAATGGTTGCCGTACTTGCTCGTCCACCATCCATTAGATTACGATACATCAATTCAAATCCACGTCTTACGTGATGCCTTTTTTCAGATTCTTCAAACTCCTCTTCTGACCAATCTTCCACGCCATGAGCTTCTTTTAAATTATTATATGCATTAATTAAAGTAGCAATATCTTTAAAAGAACCATTTATTTTACTTTCCATCATTTCTATGCCAACAAAAGCTGCACGTAATTTAGCACTTAGAACATTATTATCAGGATCATTGAATAGTTTATCTTGTAACTTCTCAATGTTTCTTAATGCTTTGGCATGACTCACCTGTGCTTCAGCCAATGCCATCTTACGTTTCTCAGTTTCTGCCAATACTTGTCTCATCATTCTCATAGGTGAATGACCATTCAGCATTGTAAGACTCATCATCGCCAAAGTAGATTGAGAATTATTCCTATCAAAGAATTTTGTTTTCTCATCTAGCTCAGGCAGATATTCATTTACTATAGCAACTGCTTGTGGATTGATTTTACTCTTAGAGACAGGAGTAATACCAAATGTTACTGGATCAGTTGCTTTTAATTCTGCATTTTCCGTTTTCTTAACGACTTCACTCATAATAAATCCTTAGTTATAATATATACTATTTATGCGGCATTTCCAGATACTCCATAGGAATATTCTGTTGCCTGGGTAAGATCACCAAAGTCTGATGCATTGCCTGGTGTATCTATGACAATATGTGAAATTGTGTCAATAGTTACTGTACCTGGATTATAAAATCCCCCGATAGAAACACCACGTTTAGTTTGAGCATATGATGCTTGTCCTGCATGACCAAGACTTGTAATACAATCTCCAAAGTCTGATGCATCACTCTTTGTGGCAATAGTTAGATAGTAAATATTGTTATTCCAAGAAGTACCACCGCTTGTATAGTCTTGATTGCCACCAAAAACTACGCCGTATGTATTATCACTAACTATACCCTTACCACCATTACCCATGCCATATGTAAATGAACCCTGGTTTACAGAATTACCAAGAGTATCCATGGTGACCCAAGTATTAGTGTTTCTATATCCGAACCCACCTGATGATGTGTAACCTTCAAGAAAACCTAGATAAGTATCGTCATTTGTAGACATACCCATATGTGTTTCTGCAGTAAGATTACCGAACGATGATGATCCCCCTGCGGTATCTATTGTTATGTACTGAATTGCATCTGTTGCTGTTGAAGAAGAAGGTCCTGCGTCACCACCTCCAATTATACCACGAGTTCCATTACTACCTGCGGCCGCATCATGCACGCCTGTTGCCAGAAGACCAAATGAAACAGCATTGGCTGGAGTTGCAAATGATACGTATTCCATTTCATCCAGATATCTACCGGATCCTGCCGGTGTTTGTGTAGACGTTCTACCCTGTCCTCCCATTATAACACATCTTCCACCATTACTCACAGCAGAAACTCCATTTTTTATCTCCGTTAAATCACCAAAGTCTTGAGCATCACCAAGAGTCGTAATGTCAAAATACTGTATAACATTTGAATAAGAATAAGTTTCAGCGGGAGAATTTCCACCTGGAGCCAGTACTCTTGATCCGTTCCATGGTAATGTAGTTGGATTTGTAATGCTAATTTTTTCATTCCAATCTGAATCAGTAGTTGGTGTGTAAAAACCATCACCATACGTACCGCCACCGTAGTTTACAATAGAAAAACTACTGCTAAAGTTTCCATATAAAGAACCAAACGTAATTGGATCAGATGAAGGATTATATGAAAAAGTCATGTCTTCATCTGTATAACTAGATGTTACTTCAGTTAATTCTATATTACCATAGCCATTTGAACCAAGCGTACTACTCCAATAATCAAAAACTTTTGGAAATTTTAAAATGGTTGGATACCAATCCAAACCGCCATTTAAATTCATTGTAAGTACTGCACAACCATCAGCATCTGTTATCATAGTATCTATTTTGTAATAATTTATTCCATATTGCCAATTTGATCCACCAGGTGCAGTACCAGTAGAATTAACTTCATATACATTCGAAGTTGTACCATCCGATATATTAACTAATCTGCAGAACATACGCATATGTGTCGGACTTGACCCATCATCCACATTACTAGCAACAATTAAATAATTAGTATTATGTAAAGCAACTTCAGTATTGCCCTGTGTCCAAGTACCAGATGAAGCATTATTGCTACCATCTAAAACCTTACCCCATATAATATTACCATTGCTAGCATTTATTTTTGCTATTACTGTACGCCAACCACTAAATTGATTACCGTTAGTACCAGTACCATCGTTAACATTACCCTGCAATATTGGATTGTTATCGGCTGGATCTACACATACAAATTTAAACCTGGGATAACTACCGCCTGTATCCCAACTCGAAGTTGATCCAGATCCATATGTGTGACTCTTAGACCATGCCCAACTCGGCATAGCGGTTGAACTAGATATAGTTAATTTTTGAATAGCAGCTTCTTTATCACCATCAGATGTCTCACTAGTAACATATAAGTTAGTTCCGTCAACAAGTAAACCTCTTGGTTCAATTCTTCCTTTATTTTTAAAATCTGAATTTGAACCACCAGATCCTGTACCTGGTCTCAAGAAGTATACACCACTTAATGTCCCGCTAGGATTCCATCTTGTAAGTGCAACTACATCTCTATAATAGTTTGCACCTGATATTTGATCGTTTATTTGATCGTAATCCCAAATAGACCAGAAATTACCATAAGAGTCTTTATTTGTTGTCACAAAGTCAGTTCTAGCATTATTAGGAAATGTAGACGGCATAGTATTAAATTTCATAATTTTAGAATAATCTCTAGTGCCATCTTTATTAAACTTCATTATAAAACCTGCTGGATATTGCTGGCCCTGGTTAATACCATATCCGTATTCTTTACCATAAACGATGGGTTTACCATCAGATGGATCACATATTACACCACCGGGTGACCAAGATGTAGTAGTACTAGTACCATTACTACCAAATCCTCTAATCCATTCGAAATTACCTTCTTTATCAAATTTTAGAAGCATACCTTGATATACTCCAGAAACATTTCTTCCTACTATATAGTAAGATTTATCAGAAGATTGAGCTATTCCATATGCTGTATAGTTTGTATTAGCATTGCCAGTTATTGTACTGCTAATGCTAGGATTTCGAACTTGTGCAAAAAATCCGACACCCGGAGGATTAGTATCTAAGTATAATTGACTTAGATCTGAATCCCATTTTAATTCCCAAAAAGAGTAAATATCTTTATTATCTACATCATCAGGTTCACCCCATGACACAAGGGAATATCTATTACTACCATCGCTTTCAATAGCATGGTGTTCATAATTATCACCAAAGTATAATCCGTCTGAATCACGAGTAAATGGGTTATCTAGGTTAAAAACTTCTGATCTATCAGATGCCTTAACAAATCTTATTTGTCCGGATTTTCCATCTCCACCTCTATATGCATCACCATATGAAAATAATTCTGTTTTAACATCTTTACCGACGGTTAAATGCCTCATACCAAACGGATAACCAGCACCAGATACAGCATTTAAATCGTATGTCCAATCGGCATTGTGACTATTTGAAGGATCTATTAATTGAATTTGACGCGTTGTACTTGAACCTGCTGTACCATAGTTAAATTGTAAAAACTTAGGTGATGAACTATCATCAGTCCATGCAAGATATGGAGGTCGACTATAGTTCTTATAAGGTCCAACTACTGTACTAGTATTGAGAGAAAATGAATTACCACTTTTCGTATATGTGTAACGATGTATAGAATGACCAGTTGTTAATTTATTGTGTCTAATCACAGCTCCACCCTGGCCAAACTGATTATTAGAATATAGAGTTCCATTCCAAGTTTGTGTTGGTGTATTTACAACATTAATAGGATTCTGAATTACAGCGTCAGGAGTTGAGCTCCAATTACTAGGATCTGAATCACTAATATCCCAATATGTAAGTCTACCACCACCAGTAGAATTTCCATAATAATTTGCATATGGAGCAGGTACTATTAACCAATCTTCACCTACTGTTATAGGTTGTTCAGTCCATCCAGATCCACCTCCTCTATAACCAGTTGAAGTGCTGTGTGCAACATCAGTAGTATTAAAGTCTTCGCATCTGATGACCTTTCTCAGCGCAAAAGGTGGTTTAAAATCATATACAAATACAAAGGCCCTATCATCACTAAAATTACGATTAGGAACACTGGAACTGCTTGGTCTATATCCAGATGCAACAAAAAGAAATTTTTCGTTAGATGCTACACTGCATCCCCATTGAGCAGTATGGTATTTGCTATACTGCATATCAGTATTTAAATAATTGAATTCTTCTTCATCTAAGTTAGTATGATCATAGTCTCTAATTAATCCATTCCATGATTTCATTAAAGCGCCATCGCGATTTCTTATTATCCATGCCCAACCAGCCATTGTAACCTTTGCGGTGCCTGTTGAACCAGGGCCACTATGGTTAAGCGCTAAGCCATGTTCAGTAATACAAGTATATTCGCCATTTGTAGTAAGAGCTTCTGGATCACTAAATCTACTAGTTAATGATGTACTAAAAGCGGAATATGTGTTAACGCCAACATCACTATCATATGCCTTTACAGCGTTTAGAAAGAACGATTCACTTAATGAACTATCTGTATAATCGGGACTAGCGCTGCTTGCGCCGCCACCACCGCTGCTTGTACTGACATATGGAATAGTATATTGATAAATTGCATCGTTTCCACTATGATTAGTATTTGGTGCTTTTACAAATATTTTTCTATCGTTTTCTAAACGGAATGAAATACGTTCTACACTTTGAAATCCATCAGCACCTAAACTTAGATACTTGCCATTATATGTAAGAGTCGTAATATCATAAGGTGTAGTAAAATCATATTCTACAATTGTGGGATTGGTAGTGCCTGAAATAGTACTATACCTTGTTAAAATGTATAATTTAGTACCAGTGCTATTCATTTCTATATTAGAAGCACCTGTCATTTCGTTACCGTAATTAAAAGTATTACCTGTTAGTGCGCCACCTGGTAGACTAAATGTGGTTGTATCCCATGCAGTAGTTCCTTCACTATATACAACACCGTTTGGAATATTAGATATTGCCAGAGTATATAATTTATATCCATCATGGCTAAAGCACCAGCTCTCACCACCAGGGCCTGCTCCATCAGCTTCAGCACCAGGACCTCGAATATTAGTACCTGGTTCATAAGGAGAAGCTAAATTATGCATCCACCCACTACCGCTATTGTAGTAGAATCTCATTCCGTCGCCGCTAAATTTACCTTCAAAATCATTTCCACTACCATAGTATTCATCATTACTATATGTTGCAGTTGTTAAATCATATGGAGTACTTAAAGTATATTTGTTTAATAAATGTCCTGCAGGGGCATTATACCCAGAACCTGTATTATGTACAAATAAAGCTGTACCGTCTCCGTTAAATTCAAACCATTGACTATTATTTGAACCCGCTTGTAGTCCTAAACTACCAGAGGCGGAACTAATATCACCAAGTGTCCCAACTGTACCAGGAACTAAAATATGATTACCCATTTTTAGACTAGAACTATCACCAAAATAATTAAGATTATTAGGAGTACCTGAATCTATAACAAATTGAAGAGATGCACCTGACTGACCTTGTGTTCCAGTTAACGTAATTCCTGATGTATATTCTGTACTACCACTATCAGCTGTGAATTTTAATGGATTAGTTGCTAAAGCTGAATCACTTACATCGAAAGTGTAAGTAGAACCTCTTAAAAACTTTAATCTTTTATTTTTAATTGCCATTTTTTATTTCCTAGCTAAATTTCCATATCTTATCATCACTGAATGATCCGTAGAATATGCCACTACCGTCAGCCGCTATATCAAAACCCATACCATCATCATCTGTTGTGACTTGCTGGCTACCCGGGTTTGTAGTGGCAAATACCCATGGAGTTGCAAAAGACATCCATGAAATTTTTTCAACAACCCCGCTGTTCTCATTTGTCTCTTGATACACAAAAGTTTTACCATCAGCACTAACAACTATACCCCTTATTCTCAAACTAGCGTCAACAGTAATATTTTGAATAGAAGAAGTATCTATGCTACTAAGTGACCATGGCGTGTTTAAATTGTGTATAAAAATTCTTTCATGATTTTGAGAAGTTGTAACAAGCTTTGTACCATCAGGTGATAGATGAACACCAGACATACCATTAATTGTAGTGGATCCTAACTGACCCATTTGACCATTTCCACTTGTCGTATCTAGAGAATGTGTAAGTGATATTGTACTTGCATCCCATGGAGTTGAAAGAGTATATTCATTTATTGCATCATATCTTCCTTCATATAATTTAGTACCATCTTCGCTAATATGCATATCAAATGGGTAGTTTCCACTACTACGAGTATAACTAGTTATTGCAGTACTACCACTAGTAAGATCAAAAGGTGTCGCTAATGTAAAAATACGGATTACAGGACTTTGATATGGAGTTGCAACAAAATATTTTCCATCTGGTGAAAATTTAAATGGACCAGAAGGCGCACCAGAATACCATTCATTTGGCGACAGTAGATAAGTCGATAAGTCTATTGATGTTCCTGTAGTTGGATTATTTGCAAGCAGAGCTGATAAAGACTGTCCATTTCCATTCCAATCAGTCTCGCTACCATTCCAATATTTAACCGCATTAGGATCATCTATTATTTTTACTTTATTGCCCATACCGATTCCATGAGTACCACAATAATACATTAGATTACTCGGAGCATCACTAGGTACATCAAAAGTAACAGTAGCATTTGCTGTTCCAGAATTACCAGAAGCTGTCACTCCATTAGTATATTCGCTTGTACCACTATCATTTGTAAATTTAAATGGATGAGACGCTAAGGTAGGACTACTCACGTCAAATACGTAAGTGCTACCTCGATGTAATTTTAATTTTGGTCTTTCTATTGCCATTTCTTATTCCTTACGCTGCCGCACCTGATGCGCCACAAGTGTATGTTGATCTATATTGTAGATCTCCAAAATCTTGGCCATCTCCTAGAGTATCCATAGTAATATATTGAATTTCATTACTTCCGCTGGTTGTTATGCCACCAAATATTGTACCTCTGGTTGCATTATTTGCTGATCCTGAAAAGTATGTGCCGTACCCATTATTATTTGTTTGGTTCGTCAATAAATTACCAAAAGCAACCGCATTACCTGGAGTCTGAATTGAAATATATTCAATATCAGTATAGTCGTTATATGTACGACCCCAGAATATTCCTCTATCTCCAGCTCCTACTGCAGTACCAGCTATACCAGTTCCTGAAGCCCAATCTCCAAAATCTTGAGCAGTTGTCATAGAAGCATTAGACCAATATTGTATCTGATAATCTGATGCACCTGAATTACCACCACGAACGACTCTACTGTTATCTGTCACATTACCATTTTGTAAAACACCTGTCTGCAAAGTACCAAAACTTGAAGCATTACCAGGAGTATCAACTATAACTGTTTGAACTACATCTGTATTTCCAACTGCAACGTCACCTCCAGAAAAAAATCCATATGATCCTGAGTGTATTCCATCCATTACAGAGTTTGCAGCAAGCAGATCACCGAAATCTGTAGCAGTAGCTGGAGTCGATATTGTTATTACTTCTATATCATCAGTTCTATTTGCATCTCTAGGCCCGCCTGCAAATAATGCTTTAGTACCATTACTTAATGCACTATGACCGCCACTTGCGTGAGTCGATAATAAATTACCAAATCCTGTCGCATTACCTAGTGTTGTGATATCAAAATATCCAATGTCATCACCAGATCCTTGAAAAATGGCACCAGCATAAACAGCTCTATCGCCGTACCATACAGCCTCTTTCTTTATAATATTAAATACTAGACCA